TGTACTCCTGAAGATATATTTATTAGTTAAAAACTACTCAATGTTCTGTTGTACTACTGTTGTAAACAAATGTTAAGACTGTTGTAGTAGTCTAAAGTAGTAACGACCACGGGAATATATATATGTAATATAGTAACGTAATGTAGAATGCTGCAACAAAAACTTTAGGAAAGACTAAATTGCCTTTTTTAGCTCAAAATATATTTCGATGGTACCTTACCTTAGTTTTTACACCGATCTAGCCTAGAAAGGGGTGTTTTGCGTTGAAAAGTGCATTTGTAAAAAATTGCCCTAGAATCTGAGTACGTGATATACACTACCCCGACCCCGTTGAAATTCACGGTGCGCTTCGCTTACCAGGTTGAATTTCTCACGGTCCTGGGGTAGGTTCAACCTTCGGTTGGCCCCTGCTCGCTTGGGCTCGTTGCCCTAATTAATAAACAATAATAAACATAAAGGAAATTAATTATGTCAAGTTCAAAGAATAATAAATACTGTGATTTATATAACTATGCAAATGAAAAGCAACAACATAAAGATAAAGTTATCAAAGATAATGCTATTGTAGAAGAATGGGTTAATACCAAAGTAAATGGTAAACAACAATATAGAAATAGCATAATCATTAACTTTATTGCTGAAGAGGGTAAAGCAATACCTGAAATACTCTCTGTTGATATGCTTAAAGCAATGCAATCTGAACACGATAAACTAATCGTTGAAGAAGGTGTTGCATATAGGAAATCTTATCAGTTCCCTGAACCTATGGAACAAGTTGATGAAGATGAAACTACTACTGTTACTATTGGTGCCAAGTATACGCCAATACGTAAAGGCTTTCGTAGTAATCTATCATTTGGGTAGTATCAACCTAAAGGTTGTAGAAAGGGTAGACATCTGTCTATCCTTTTTAAACCCACGACAATAGAGCGTTAAGTAAGTCTTTTAGTATACATAAAACAATAATCAATAACTACGGGGGACTATATGAATATAGTTAAAAGTCTCGGTTCAACTGAGCAATTCAACCATTATTTAAAGCAAGACGGCACAATATTATCAGTGCAAAGAACTAAAGAATTAACAATACCACAATCGCTATCAGTGGCTATTAAATTGGCAAAGGAGGTAAACAAATGAAGATGAAAGGTTTAGTCAAATTATTTACATTTTTATCTTGTTTAGGCTTTTGGTATTTAATATTACCTACCTCATATCTTACCTTTATACTTTGGACAATATTATACATTGTAGTTGGAATACCACTGTATTTAACAGCATTCTACTTACAAGTAATAATAGTAAGGACTTTACGCAAAAAGTCTAAATTCTGTCGAAAGCTTATCATCAATCCTCGATACTAGTGATCCAGACAATAGCCTGTGTCTTAAAACGTGCTAGCCCTGAGTAAGGCTTAAAACTGCTCAAAATTTCTAAATATTATAAAACTAGGAGGTCAATAGTGGGTAAAATGAAAAGTCTTTTAATGGACTATCAAGATTATCAAGGCTATCCAATAGAGATAGACGAAGCAGCATTGTATGATTATCAACAGCAATGCCATGAAGAAGAATTAATGAGACAAGGTGTTATATCAGTCCCATTAGAGCCAGGAATAGAAGAAGAATCTTATCAACTTTACATGGAGGGTAAGTTATGTGGAGAACAAACAAATACTGCCCTTACAAGTTCAGATACGAACTCGAAAGATGGGCAAACAATCGTTGGCCTAAGAAAAAGGCGAAACATGCGAAAATGAGTCGCAAACAGTTATATGCAATCTGGTATAGTCAATAATGGCTATACTATAAACTGGAGGGTAGATGAAATTAAATAATCGGCAACAAATAGCACTATCAAAAGTTATCAATTATTTATACACAGAAGAGGAAAAGCATTTTGAAGAATCAAATAGACCAATGAAACACATATTTAAAGAAGTAACAGTATTAAATCAAGCATTAAAAAATAAGAGTGTTATCTCTTACTAGTCGCTAATATAAGGCAACCACTCAAGGTTTGCCGACCAATCGGGTTTACCCCCGTATACCCAGGGCTTATAACTTTTTAGCGACGGTTATAGGCCCAAACATTTAATAGAGAGGATATTGAAAGGCGAGAAAGATACCGTCCTAGGTGCGAGAGTATACACTAACGAGGGTCAAGCCTCTCTATTACTATTAACTACATATATAAATATCATAATAAAGGAGAAAACAATGGATTTTTTTATGAATTTACCTAAAAATGTTGTATGGATACTGTTATTCTTAATGGGAGCAGTATTTTGGTATTTTATAGTTAAATATTTATTCTAGGAGGTAGATATGAAGTGAAATACGTAACACGTAAAGCAAAAATAATCAGAGAATCGGGTAGATCATCTGATTTTATTACACCATCATTTGGTTTTGGCTGTGTATACAGATGTAATTACTGTTATATGCGTAGACATGTAAGTAGAGGGCTAACAATAGCCAAGAATACACAAGAACTAATAGATGTTATAGATAACCATGTAAAATCATTACAATGGCCTAAAGCCCCTAATCAGACTCATACAAATTTTTATACTTATGACTTTAGTTGTAACGAAGACTATGTAAGGCACATAGAGTTTCATGATTGGCAACTACTATTTAATTATTTTAAAAATAGTGACAGAGCCTTTGGCACTGCAGCAACTAAATATGTTAACAGACATTTATTAACATTTAATCCTAATAGAAAAATACGTATAAGATTTAGTCTAATGCCTCAACATTTATCAGACAAGTTAGAGCCTGGTACTAGCAAAATAATAGAAAGAATAAAAGCAATAAACGAGTTCTACGATGCAGGCTATGATGTTCATATTAATTATAGTCCCGTAATCGTATATGATAACTGGCTCAACGACTATCAAGATCTGTTTAGACTTGTTAGTGAAAATGTTAGAAACGACATTAAAAAAGACGTTCTAGCAGAATGTATCTTCTTAACGCACAATGCGAGTATGCATGAACAGAATGTATCAAAGAATACGAGGGGTGAAGAGTATTTGTGGACTCCCCATAATCAGGAGGAAAAAGTGTCACAGTATGGTGGACACAATATACGATACAACTGGTTTTACAAGAAGAAATACATAGAGCAGTTTAAATACATGCATACTAATGGTGTACCTTGGAATAAAATAAGGTATATCTTTTAATGCAGCCCAGTGAGTCTCTCGTCAGTATGAAACAGGACTACCGAGCATGGGCTTAAATCTGGCTGGCATACCTAACAGAGAGGCGGATAGAAGCACTGCAGTGGCGTCTGATAGACTAACTATCTATGTCAAACTAAAGTATGCCAAAAATTAAAGATAAGGAGGAAAGATAATGGTTCAAGGTGATAATGTTTTTTATTATATGAAAAATGTCAAGTTAGTTCCAGACACATATGGTATGACAATAGAAATCAAAATGTTAAGTGCCCATAAGGGTGACGGTACATTTATTAAAAACCTAAAAATAGACGAAGACGCCTTAAATATTATAAAAAATGGCGTAATAGTTTACAATCAAAAGGAGGAATAAGCATGCCTAACTGGTGTTACAACGAAATGACAATATCTGCAGAAGGTGAAGATGCAGAAAAACAATTAGAAGAGTTTAAAGAAATTAGCATAAAAGTAGAAGAAAAAGAGAATGACAATGGAGCTAAATACACTGAAGAAAACTTAACATTTCAAGGTGTAGTCCCAAGACCATTATCTTTAAATATTACATCTGGCAGTTCTGTTAGTGATGCTATATCATACCTGAAACATTTAGACGGAAATAGTGATGAAATTAAAGGCATGTTTAATAGAACTTGGATGACTGAAGGCCCTGACAAACTATTTGACAAAGAATCATCTGAAAGCGATAAAATTAAAGCAATCGCAAAATGGTTAGAGGATAGTTTAGAAGTAAATGATTTAACTGAAGCTAGAGTTGCCATAGAAAATGTTAAAAAGCATGGACATACAGACTGGTATTGGTGGTCAGTAGAGAATTGGGGAACAAAATGGGATGCAGTAACAACTAACTATGATTACGATCATCAATGGTTGCAAGTATGTTTTGACACTGCATGGTCACCCCCAGAACCATGGATACAAGAAGTGTCAAAGAAATTTCCTTTACTGGAAATAACAGTAAGAGTAACAGAAGAAAGTGATGCATATATGGGTTATATTTGTGCAATTAACGGCGAAATCAATTGCAGTTTTGCAGAACCACATATGCCTAATTAAAACTAAAGAAAAGGAGGCTATATGCCAACAGCTCAAGGAGTAAACGTAGAAGTATCATCATACACAAGAGGTGGAACATTTGAATCTGGTAGTTTTGTAAAATTAGCAGATGTTCTTAGAGAATATGCAGTAGACCAAGGTGAAGCAATTATAGAAGTAACAGGTGAAGACGGTGAAGAAAGAAAAGTCACTGCTGCAATGAACCTGCAAGAAGGTGATACTATAGTAATTATGAAAGCCAAAAACAAATCAGGTAGATAAGTCGGCTTTTTAAAATAGAGAAGGGGGCAATAACTGGTCCTGTAAGTCGAAGAGCCTCATGGGCAAGTCCCGTGGACGAACGCAAAGGAATATGTGAGCCCCCTACTCACAACAAGGAGGTTCTATGAACGAAACTGAACAACTATGGTGCGATTTATTAGAAGAATGGCACAGTAATACTAGTGGTGCAAATGAGCCAGAAATGAGTTTAGAGAATCAAGCCAAATATCTTTCTAAAAAATACCCAATTAAAGTAACTACTGTAAAAAAAGCTCGTTATGATAGTAGTAACGAAGAGTCAATATCAGTAGATGAAGACAGAGCATTGGTATGTTTAAAGAAAGTTATAGTCAAATATAGACCACACCTCCATATGGGAGAGTATTGGCTTGATGTGGATTTTAGCAATGGTGTTCAAAACTACTCTTTCTATAATTTACAAGAGTTAGAATCAGAAACAATGGCACTGTATGCCCAACATCCTCATATAAACAATGGTAAACCATGCTTAGGAACTTATCAAGCTGACCTAGGCACAGCATTTGTTGCAGCTAATTATATACAATTTATGTCGTTAATAAGAGCATTCTTAGGAACATACACAGGTAATGATACATATTTTAGAGGTACACATTTTAAAACAATAGAATTAAAATGTCAATTACATAGTGTAGAACAAATTAATGATATATTTAGTGAAGAAGCAGCAAACTCAGGAATAGATGCTTATAGTGTAGCATCAGATCCAATGAGATGGAACTGGCCTAAAAATTTAACAGCTTTTAATACTATAACAATTACAGGTCAAGAACCACAATTACTACAGGCATATTTTAGAGTTAAAGAATTTCCATTTTTACATCAAAGGTATAATGGGAATTTGTATGAATATGCTAATAGTGTGACAAATAAAATACTTGGATACATATCAATTGCACATCATATAGGTGAATTAAGCCTAGTACAGTCTTTTGAATTTGTAAGGGTATTTTTATTAACATGTAAAGCACATTACAACGGAGAAATGGATGAAGAAACAAGTAGAAAACTAGAGAAATTAGCAAGTGATATATATACTGCTCAACAAACTGGTAAAGTTTCTTTAAATCCTAGATATTCTGTTTCATTAGATAATGAAAATAGAGACGAGATTACTAATCTTAACACATTAACAAGAAATCATATGCGTGAAGATCCTAATCAGTTTCTAAAAGAATTAAAATGGGCAGGTGATAAATTAACAAACTTTGTTGTATTGCTAAGAAAACAAGCGCCACACAAAGCAGCTCAAAACTACTTAATAACTCTTAAAAATTCAGTAGATGTAGATACTATTGAACTAAGATATAAAAAAGTAAGAAAGTTTGCATGTAGGTTGGCATTACAACAAGTGGAAAGAGACAAAAGGAGGTTCATAAATGAACTTAATAAATCAGAAGTTAATAATTCCTTCGACGATTTGGGACAAGGTACTTTATTTTCTTAAAAAGTTTCCAAGTTTAGAATGGTCAGGACCAGCATGGTACTCACATGAGAAAGATGAAAATGGTTTTCCAACTGAAGTAAAGTTAGAATACTTTCATCCATTACATTTAGGTACAGCAAGTGAAACAGATTGGGACGGCAAAGAACTAATTAAAATATATAAGCCTTTACGAAAAGAATTTCCTGAAATAGGTAAATCTTGGGTTCAAGGCAATATACACTCACATCATAGCATGGGAGCATTCTTTAGTGGCACAGATATACAGCAATGTGAAGACGGCGCTAATGAAAATTTTTATTATTCATTAGTAGTGTCAACTAAGCCTGGAAAAGAAGTGCATTTTGGTGTGTCATACCCCGATCAGTTTGGGAATATACATGTGCTTGAATTTGAAGATATAGAAATAGAATCTATAGAAAATACAGATGACGAATGGGTAAAACAAGCAAAGTATATTAATAAAAACAGAACAAAAGTTACCCCTCAACTATACACGAGAAAACATAATTCTTACTATAAAGAACAGGGGACTTTATTTGGTGTAACAAATGCGGAACAAAACCCCCAAGACACCAAACAAGACAGGTACGAAGAATGGATGGATGTAATGTCATTCAACAATTCATTTACTGGTGAAGTAGAGGAGTTAGGATTTGCACAATGGGATGCATACGACACACTTATGCTTGACTATGAAAAAGGTAGGATAAAGAAAAACAAGTTAAAAAAAGAACTTAAAAAAATAGGAGTAGATGAGCATGGACACCCGATACCTTCGTAACCAAGACATTATCGATCAATCAAGATTAGATAAGATAACAGTAATAGGAGCTGGTGGTATAGGTTCTGCATTACTACAAAACGCTGCAATAATGGGATTTAAAGAAATAACCGTCTGGGACCCTGATATGTTAGAGGAACATAATTTGTCCACAACATCATGGCCAGAATGCTACTTAAATCAACCAAAAGTACATGCAGCAAATAAGACATGTAAAAATCTTAATAAAAAGGTTAAAATAAATCTTAGAGAAGTTTTCTGGGAAACTGGAATGCCATTAGAAAACAAAGTATTCTTAACGCCTGATAATATGGAATGTAGGCTTGCAGTATACAATCAATGGAAAGAAAACCCAGACAGAGAGTTCTTACTTGACATGAGAATGGGTGCATTGGGTTTTGAAATAATAACTGTGACCAGAGAGTCCGATTATTTCATGGAATCCTATGCCCCAAGTTCCGCAATACCCGACGACCCCTGTACAGCAAAACACACAATATTTTGTGGTAGTTTAGCAGCATCATATGGCCTAGCACAAGCATTTAATGTCTTGCAAAATAGGATTTATTATGCGTACATTTGGGGGTCGTTAGGTCCTGTTAGTTTACGTAGAGAGCATCTCGTTAAACCACAGATAATTAATAAACTTGCTGTATAACGCAGCAGTAATCAGAGATATATATCCCTAAATTTACGTCTAGTAGTTAGGGATATTTGTCTCTTAAAATAGGAGTCGTATGTTAAAAGTAAATAAAATAAGTACCGATTGGTCCGATGATTTGCCAGGTGGAATAACTTGGTTTTTTATTGGTCAGCCTAAAACAGGTAAAACTACTCAAGCATCAAAATGGTCACCAAAAGGCAGTGAAGGTTGTCTAGTTATAGACACAGATTTAGGTGCAGATTTTGTAGATGCTGCAAATGTAGTTACTTGTTGTGGTTTGAATCCTCCAACAAGAGTACAAGAAAAAGATGGTGTAAAAGTTACTAAAAATGGTCAATCAGTTATAGAGATAGTTCCAACAAATGAACGTGGATTTTACTATAGAGGTGGACCAGAAAAAGGTAATCCTATGCATGTTTATTCATTAGCAGAAATATTAGCTGATTTAATGAAAAACTGGCATGAATATTCTTATGATACTATAGTTATAGATACTATAGATCAGGTTAATTCATGGATTGAAGATGTCGTTAAAATTGATTTAGGCATTCAAAATATGGGTGACGGGAATTGGGGTGCAGATTGGGCTGCAGCTAAGAGAAAAAATGCAGATATTGTAAAAAAACTGCAAGATTTCTTAAAAAAGAAAGGTGGAAACTTAATACTAATATCACATGCTAAGCAAACAGCTATGACTGATGATAAAGCACAATTAGCTCCATCTTTACCTAGTGGTTTAGGTAGAACATTATGTGCTAAAGCAGATGTAATCGGATATGCTACTGTTAATAAGTCAACCCAAGAATATGAAGTATCATTTGAAGGTTATGACGAGAGAATGGTCGGTTCAAGACTAGCACCATTAGCAAATAAAGCTTTACCATTCGATTACGAAACAATAATAAATGAAATAAAATCCTATAAGGAGGAAAAATAAATGGCAATAATGCGTTCAGAAGTAAAAAAGAGTGGTGGTGATTGGCTAGGTATTAAAACTGGTACAATTGCAAAAATAACAGATGAAGCAGCTAAGTATGACTGGGCTGATGTTTATTTAGTTATTGAGTTTAATGTAGAAGGTTCTGATTATCCAAGAATCATGAAAATAGCTGGTTCTTATGATAAAGAGTCTAACGGTCAAATCAAAGATTGTTCATTACTTAAAAAAGTAACACATTTCTTTGATGCTATTGGTGAAATGGGTGGACCAAATCATCTAGGCCAATGGGTTAATGAAAAAGAAGAACCTGTTGCAGATATTGTTACTCATTTAAATCAATATATGGGCACTAGTCTAACTATATTTGTATTTAAAGAACTTGCAAAAAATGGACAAGCATATACTAGAGTACATAATAAAGTATTAGCTAAAACTGCCAACTCAGAAAATGAATTAGAAGGTTATATTAATTTTCTAAGATCTAAAGGGTTCTTAAATGAGGCTCCTAAAGATATGTCTACACCAGCACAATCAGTGCAAATGAATGGCGCAACGAATGTTGACGGTATAGATATTGCAAATCTATAATTATATAGAGATAGCTAAGGACGCTCCAAAGAATAGGGGCGTCCTAATACCTAAAGAGGAACTTCCAAAACATATGAATGGGGTTCCTCTATATAGGTCTTTGTATATGTATGGTAAAGATGCTTATGACTATGCAGATGCACATAATAATAGTTTGAGAAATTATTATGGTGTTAGAGCAATTGACAATATTTTAATAGATATTGACAAAGAACAAAATACAGATGATTTTACATTAAAAAAATGTCAGTCAATAGTATTTAGTTTAACAGATGAATTTGACCTGCAGCAACATAATTTTAGGGTATATTTCTCTGGCTCTGGTTACCATATAATGATTCCTAATTCTGTTTTTAATTTTGTACCATCAGAAGAATTGCAATTTCAGGTAAAAGACACTATGATGAAGTTATTTCCTGATATTGATTCAATGATATACATGAGAACAGGATTGTATAGAGTTGCACATACTATAAACAAAAAAAGTGGTTTATATAAAATTCCCCTTACTTACCAAGAAATAATGAATAATACATGGCAGCAGATACACGATTTAGCAAAGTATCCTAGATTAGAGTTTCCATATACAGAATTACATGGAGACGGCGAACTAGAAGACTATATCGTAACTGAACAAGCTATGAAAAGAACTTTGGGTAAAGTAATGGAACCTAGGAAAGTAGCAACTTGCATACAAGCTATGTATAATCAAGGACCACAACAAGGTTCTAGACACAAAACAATGCTTAGAATGATTTCACACTATAGAAGACACGGTATTCCATCGGAAGCAGCAAAAGAAATAATGTTAAAATGGAATGACGGTCAACTACATGAGCATGAAATTATAAAGCAAGTAGAATATGCATATAATAAAGGTTATCAATATGGCTGTAAAGACGAATTAATGTCTAGTCTATGTAACCCTAAATGTATATACTACAAAAGAAAAGACTATTTTGTAGATGTGATGACATCAGATAGCATGCAAACACAACTGGAAGATCGGTTAACAACTGATTTTACAGGTAGAGCTTATAATTTTTCTAAATCATTAGGTTTAGAGCAAGATTGTATGTTTTACCCTGGTGACCTTATAACTATATTTGGCCCAACTGGTAGTAGCAAAACTACTTTGGCTCATAATATTGCATTAGGTTACAACCATTATGAAGACAGAATCGATTTAGATGCACAAATACCTACGCTATATCTATCTTTAGAGCTTGCTGGTTGGTATATGCATAGAAGAAGTCTTCAGATTGCATCAAATAAACCAAAAGATGTCGTTACTGCAGAATATAGAAGCATCTATCCTACTGTAAAAGACAAAGTTCAGCATATAAGTGTGCAAACTGTGTCACCTACACTTGAACAGATACAAAGTAAGATAACTGAATTGCAACCTGCTATGGTAATCGTAGATTATATTGATTTAGTCGAAACTCCGCCACATATAAAAGGCGAGTACGAACAAATTAAACATATATCTCATGGATTGTCTAATATGGCTGTTAATTTAGATATAATAATCGTACAAGTGTCTCAGGTAAGCCGAGAATACAGTAGAAACGAAGTATTAGACCTTTATGCAGGTAAAGGTTCAGGTGCTATAGAAAATGCCTCTAGAAAGGTAATTGGCTTAAATGGTCAAGCAAATTCACCAAATAAGTCAGTTAAATTGTTTAAAAATACAGATGGAGAGTTGTTTGAAACAGAAGTAGAATGGACGCCATCTTTCAGATTACGGAGGACAAATGTCTAATAAACCAACAACAAGAGATCTAATAGGTGCTCTTATTGATTTACAAATCGATAGGGAAAATCAAGAACTTTTAGAGCCAGATAATACAGAGGCACTAACAACGATTGATAATTCTATTAGTCAACTTAAAAAAGAAATCTCTAATAAAGCGTCTTCTATAGATTACTTTATGGTAGAGATGAACAAAAACACAAACCTTATTGATGCTGAAATAAAAACACATATGGATGAGGTTAAAAGATTGCGTAATAGAAAAAATGCAATTAAACGAACCGAAGACTACTTAAATAAAGAGCTTCTTCCTATGATAATCAATACTGCTGGAAACGATGGAGTGTTTAAAACAGATACCACTAAGTATAAAATGTATCAAACCTGGGGACCAGTAGAAGTTACAGATGAAGAATCAGTTCCAGATAACTACAAAAGATACAAGGTAGAAATAGATAAAAAGAAAGCCAGACAGGATATTATCAAAGCTGCAGAAGACGGCATGGGAATATCAGGTTTTCAAATTAAAAAAGTAGACAGAATAAGGAGGTCTTAGTGGTTAAGGTATCATATAATAAGGGCGGAGCTTTAATAACGTTGTTTAACATTGTAGGTGTAGGCTTTGCACAAGTAAAAACTAAAAAAGAACAATCAGTTACTATAACATTAAAATTATGGAAACTACATACATTCTTAAGTTTTGCTTGGATATAGGAGGGCCAGTATGTGGCATACAAAAAGAACATAGTTAGAAGAGGTAAGGTGAAAACCTGGGAAGACAAATTCAGTAAAGTGCTCAAGAAACATCATGGGCACTTTGCTAAAAAGATATTCCATAGGTTAATGAAAAAAACCTCTACCTTAAAAGCTTCTTTAAAGAAAAGGAGTAAAGAATATGAAGTTAAATTCGAAATCTCTTTGGATGAGATTAGAAGGATGTTTCTTAAGTATTATGGAAAGCAATGTAGGTATTGCACTGATGTACTTGTGGTATCTAATATTGTATGTGACCATATGTATCCTCTTTCTTTGGGGGGCGATTCAACTCCTAAAAATCTCACCATAATATGTAGAAGATGTAATACTAGAAAGGGTCATTTGACAGATAAAGAATATTTATCTTTATTAAAATTCTTAAAGTCAAAGCCAGAAAATATGAGAAATTACGTTTTACGCAAATTAGCAAAAGGAGATAATTTTGAGAGTTAACATGGTAAATACAGTGAAAGGGTTTATAATAGCAAAACCCGAATTAGCAAACAGTGATGTAGAGTTGATTTATGCAATCTGGGCATGGCAACTCAAAAATAACAAGCCTTCTAAGGATATAAGTAAAATGACTGCTAAAGACTTGATGCAGCATTGGAGAGATGGAAATATTTCATCCGCATTCAATATATCAAGATCTAGAAGAAAATGTCAACAACATTATCCTGAAACGAGGGGGGAGTCATATGTCAAAAAGCAAAAGCATCAGGAAAGAGTTATCGAAGATGTCAAAAGAGAAACTGATAAGGCAAATCGAGTTTTATCAGAAGGACTTGGAGATTAAATCAGCAAGGGCTTTAAAGTATTATACGGCTTTTAACTATTTAATGGACCATTTTAACGATTTACCTGATGACATAAAAAAAGAAGTAGACAATAGGCTTAAAAACTTAAGTCTTTAAAAATATATAGATGCAGGCAACGCAAGGGAAACAAGGTAACTAAGAAGTTATTCTCGTCGGGATTCAGTGGCTGGAAGTTGCACTAAACTAGGGGATAATAAAGCCTGGTTAGTATAAAAACTCTAAAGTCCTGCATCTATAAAATTAAGGAGAAGGCATGGCAAACCCAGAATACAAAATGACAAAGTGCATGGCTTGTCAAAGATTTATCTCAGCTGCAGCATGCAACTTTGGATGTCCATACTGTGGATATACAGACGGCTGAGACACAAGCATACCTCCGTTGGAGGAAATTAAAGGAGTCGGCAATGACAAAAAAAGATTACGAACTAATAGCAGCAGTGATGAAAAGTCACAAAGTGCTGTTCGAAAAGTCAACAAAAATAATAATGAAATCATTAATGGAACATCTTAAAAAAGATAATCCTAAGTTTAATGAAGATATATTTAAAAAGAGGAGTGGCTTTATAAATGGGTAAGATAAGCTCAATATATGGAAGCAATCAGATATTATTTGCTGCAGGTTCTAGAAAAGGTAAATCTAAGAAACGTATTGCAGGAATGATTAAAAGTCAACAGTATAAAAAGAAAACTTATACTAAAACAATAAACAAAAAAAGGAGTTCTTATATGGGCTACACTAAGCTAGGAAAAGTAACAATGTACGTCAACAAAGATGCAACAGAAGAAAACAGACAACCTCATTTTAAAGGTTATGTTAAATTAGACCATAAAATACCAAAAGGCGCAGAAATTGGATTAGCTGGTTGGTTAAACGAAAAAGGAAGTGATAAATCTTTATTTTTCGCTATATCTGCTAAAGATGAACAACTAACACAGGAAAATCTAGATCTTGACGATTCGGAGAGTGATACGCCGTTTTAGAAATGTCTATGGAAGAAATAACTGAATTGTTTAAATTAAGGCAAATGGGCCTTGAAAACGCAATTCAAGAAATCTTAAGGAGAAGGGGGTAATGATGAGTGTTAAGTTGGTAAACCTTAGCAATTACGAAGAAAGTAAAAAACGTAATAAATCAGGAATCAATTCTTATTATTGTGAAGAATACAGAGGGCTCGATGTTGTTTCAAGAGCTAAAAAAGCTGCTTTAGCAGTATCAGATAATGGGAAATGTTGGTGGATTTATGACTTTGTTTACAGAGAATTAACTTGGAGGAACCCAAAATGCGATTAGCAGAACACAATGAACTCTTGGAAGATATATTTGATAAAGTTCGTGACATAAGACTAGCTGGTCAGAAAGAGTATGCGCATGACGAGGATAACTGCTTTGCTAACTTTGAAAGAATAGCAAATTTGCAAGGACTAAGCCGTGAAAGTATACTAATGACATATGTTTTAAAACATGTGGATGGCATACAATCTTATGTTAAAGGTCATAAAAGTCAACGTGAAGATGTAAGAGGTCGAATCGTTGATATAATAGTCTATCTGACCCTACTTTGGGGTATGGCCGATCAGGATGACATTACCGATGCATTTATAAAACGTGAGAAATCACTTATAGATGAAGATGTAAGTGCAGAAGCACACATGTCTAAATACAAAGGTGAATGGAAACAAGAACCAGATAGATTTAAGGTAAAAGGATATGACAGCAATGGAGAAAAAACAAAATAAAGCATACGAAAACGCAATAGACTATGCTAATGCTGTAACTACTGCTGAGAACGGCGATGTCGGGTTTTTAGCTTGGAGATTTCTAATAGGATGTCGTATATTAGAATGTCTGGAAGATATGGAAGGTTGCCCTAAAATAGGGACTGACGTTCAAGTCAGCTCATTGAATCAAGACACTAGTATATTAAGGTTAGGCGACTATGAAATCTCTTTGGCATACAAGCCCGAGGGTCAGGACAAACCGTTAAATGAGCCGAACTCTTTGTAGACCTCAGCCAAGAGGGACTAAAATATAGGGGGACTATTAATGTCCCCTTATAATTTAAATCATTTCTTTTTTTTAACTACGTAAGTATATTTTTTTTGACCATAGAATACTGGGACTGAAGTAGATGACCTAGTCCAATAATCTTTAGGAATCTCTATTATCTTCTTTTGCTGCATTATTTGCTTTATCTGCCTTTTTAATTTCTCTAGCTATTTGTATATAAGGTATTCCTGTTCCTTTTTCTATAGTATAGTAAGGATTTTCCATAACTCCTGTAACATCTCTTGCCATTCTTCCGAATGGGAACATTGTCCACATATAATAGTCTGTTAGCCTACTATAATCATTTGTTACCATAGAATTAAACAGGGCTGGAGCCAACCGCAAACCTGGCGGAGTAACCATTTGGAGTGGAGCTAGTGCAGTTGGCCAAACCCCGAAAAATGCTCTATCTCTTTCAACTTCATCACCAAAGATCCAATCAGCAGTATCTTGAAACCAAGAATAAGGCTGTGGCATTGCTGTTTCAAATAAAGAGTAAGCGAATATATTTGCCATACCTAAAACAAACATATCAGTACTAGTTTGTCTTTTAAGTCTTTCAAATTCTGGAGTACCACGTCTAAATCCATGTAACTTAGCTTCTCTGTATACATCATTTCTAAATCTTACAGAGTTCCAAGCCCAAGTTTGGAAACGTGTCATAACTTTACCTAATGCTGTAGCACTAAATGCTGGTCTATATGGAGCAGAATATAAGAACTGTGTAGCCTGTACACCTTTTTTAGCCATTTCTATTAAAAACGGGTCATTTAAGCCCATATTAGCATGACCATAAATCTCCCTAGCTTGTAAATAGTGTGCAGCAAATGCATCTCTTCTCAATGCTCTTTCAGGATAACGCATAAACCAAGCAGCATTCTGGAACATTGCTTCAGTAATTTGATGCTTTTTAGCTAGTGAAAGTAATGTTTCGTCCTTGACCATAGGGTCTTTCTTTAAAACTTTTTCAGCATCCATAAAGAATCTTTTATATTTACCAGACTTAAAGTTTGGATTTAAACCTGCCTCATAAAGAACAAAGTTGGGAACAACTCCGTGACTAATGGCCCAAGCTTCAATATCTTTTTTAGTAGACCAATCAGATGCTTTTCCAGCTATATTAGTTCTCCAGTATTCTACATTTCTAGCATTTCTCCAGTTACGCCATCCAGTAGATTGTATTGTATGCATTTGTCCACCAAATACGTTACCAGTAGCCGACTTAGGGTGAGCAAGTAGTGTAGCCATTTGATATTTAGCTTCTAAGTTAGACCAATGTCTTATATCCATTTCATCTACACCTTGTAAATCAGTAGGTAAAGACGGATCTTCCTTCATACCAACAGTTTTTCTAATTCTATTTACCATATCTTTTACATGATTATCAGCAAACCAACTATAAGGTGTCCCTTTAACTTTCATTAGTTTCGCATCCGCACCAGTAAGCCAAGACTCGGGTAGTTTAGAAGGAAAACCCATAGCTCTAGATATATAATCATAAATATAGTTATTCCAAGCAAACGCTTGTTGTGGGTCTTTCCATTCTGCTAATGCTTTTTTGTTAAAGTTAGATAACATTTTTTTAGATAGTATCTGCCCTATCTGCCTATGATAAGTATCTATTAAATTCTTTTGATATATATCCCAAGCACCTAGGTCTCTATTCCATCCTGGAAGATGTATGTTTCTTGACATCATATTACCAGAAATAGGGTCTTTTTCAAGTGCTCTCATATGATCGCCTTTTCTTTTATTAGCAATCTCATTTAAGGCACCTCTAATCATACCATCTTCAGCTACGTCATTAACAATCCAGTCTCCTGTCATAGACTTATATCTTAAAATTAATTTAGCAATTTCTTGCTCTCTTTGTTCATCAGGAATACCTGTTTGTTTTTTAAGTTTAGCAATAGCTGCTTCAATTGCTCGTTTTGCAACTGATTTGTTTTGTATAAAGTGTGGATGATACTCAGTAGATTTAAACTGTCTAGTTCTACCATACTCTGCTTTACCTAAGTTTTTAGCAAGTTCTAAATACATGTCTTTTTCTGCTTTAGTTTGTGCCATATCTCGCATTTCTAAAACATTTTCAATTTGTATAGACCTAGATATTTTTCTTAAATTATCTAAACCAAACCTAATGTCAAGAGGTTTTCCTGACTTTAAATTTCTCATTATATCATCAATAAATTTTTCGCCTTTAATTTTAGGCAGCTTAGTATTACCAAACCAGTATTGAACCTTACCCTTTTTAGTTTCTAAATATTTATTAATAGGATTGTCAACAGAATTGTCAATTTCATGTTTTCCAGTTCTTCTATTGTATCTATAATTAGATCCTGCTATCCAGGTATAAGTTTCTGCAGCTCTTTCAGTTAAGACTTTATTTATATTTTTTGCAATAGTTTCACCATTTTCTCTATAAGTTCCACCTTTTTTGCGAACAGCAAATATATTTTTAGATGTGTTTTTCCAATCAGCTATTTCTTCAGCTTCTTTTAAATTATCTTGATAAACCTTTAAATCTATACGATATGCTTGATCTTTTTTATTTGCATTTGCGCTTTCAAAAGATGCCAAGTCACGTCTAGCAGTAACAACTTCAGCAATATGTTGTCCCATACCATCAGGTAAAGACTCATATCCAGTTTGATCTCTAAGAGTTTGCTCTAATAAGTTTTTCTCATCCTCATCCATTTTAATAGCTAAAGCTTCTGCTTTACCAAGAACATATTGTATATTCTCTATAGCATGTGTAGGTCTACCAACATTACCACGACGCCACTCACCTTTAAAGTTTTGGAATCGGCCTTCCTGTGTAAATATATCAAAATCTTTAACCATCATTTCTCTAGAAACTGTTTTAGGAAAAAGCATCCAGTGACGCTCTGCTAGTTTTAATATATTATCTTTTGTTAAAGAGCCGTCACGTACGAAAACGGTACCACTGCGCATATCTTTAAAGAAATTATTTACAACACGATAATCCTCAACACCCATAGCGTCAAAGTTTTTAGCAACCAAAGACCTGGTGATTTGGTTTAATTTATTAGTATTACCTATAGATTTACCATAGTATGATATATGCCCAATAAGTTCATCAACCATCTTGCGTTCAAAACTAGACAATGAAGTATCCCCAACACGCTTAAGTCTTTCACGACTAGCATAAAGACCTTCGCTATCAGACTCTAATGGATCTTTAGGAGCAATATCAACTAACTCTCCCGCTTTATTATTTCCATCCAATGCTTTGCTATAATCTACATCTTTTAACTGAACATTATCTCTATAGTCAAATTGTTCGCTATATTTCTTTAAAAAATCTCTAACGGCCCTATCATTAACATACTTAGATGACATTCCAGTCTTTTCAAATAATGTTTCACTACCACTTAATCTAATTTGTCTTATAAGAGGATTAACTAATTGCTTGACATTAGCATTTAAACTATTGTAATAATCGTAATTAATTAAGTCTTGCGCTTTGTCAAACGTAGATAACAGCATAGTATCAACTAAATAAGACTCTGCATCACTTAATACTCTTGTTTTTTGCTCACCTTTAGAATCTTTACCCATTCCAAAATAATTATCTAATTTAAAGTTTTTTATTCTATTGTCAATTCTTTGTTGATTGCTATATGCTAACTCTTTATTTTTTAAGTTAAATACCTTTCTCATGCTAAAGTTTTCAAAAGAGGCATCATCAATAATACTTTCACCTTTTTCTGCTTCATATGCATTAATTATAGCCCTAGCTCTATCACTTCTAGCCATTTTCTTAGTATCAGAAACAAAATTAGCAGCAGAACGTATAAAGTCATCAGAAACACCTGCTTTTTTAGCATTATTTATAGCATCTAGCAACTGTAAAGCAGATGCACGATCCATTCCATCGTTTTGTATAAAGTCTGTTGATTGTCTGTAGGCTCTATCAATCATTTCACTTCTATAAGTAAGCATATTAGCCATAGCTTGGTCGTATTTTGTTTGATTAAAAACACCATTGTCTATAAAATACTTTTTATTTTTTTGATCAAAAGGTGTACTTCTAGCTTTAAATGTTAGAGTATTAAAAAAGGTTTTACCTTTTAAGCCTGAGAAAAAATTGTCATACATTTTAAAGTCTTGCAACATTTCTCTTCTAACTTCAGGTTTGAATAATTCTGCATCTATTGCACGCATTGACAATTGACTCTCTGGAGACTTAAAGCTGAATCTACCTAGTAAACCTCCAACAACTTTCTTGCCATTAGCATCCATTCTATAAGAATCATTAAGCATTTTTAATTCACCAGCTATATTTTTATATTCATCATATCTATTTAGCAGCGCTTCTTTATCTATTCTTCCTAAAATATCATCAGAATAGTCTAATGGTTCTAATTCCTTAACCATTTTACCAAGCATATTACCTTTTTGATTATCATTTAATAAATGTATTTTGCTAGCAAACTCTTGTATTTCATGAGAATAAAATCTTCTATTCTTATCATAGTTTCTAGAAAAATAACCTCTATTGAAACCTTGGAATATTTTAACTAAGCCTTGCTTAGAATGATAGTAAGGTGTAAAACTATTTTTAGCAGCGTCTGAATTAAAGTCTAATTCAAATAAAGAATGATAAGCAACATCATAAAATTTTTGAGCACCAACTAAACCAAGTTCATCAAGCGGATCAGAACCAAAAGCAATTTGAGACCTAAACAATTCCCTAGAATAATTTAAAGAATCATCGTCTAATCTAGGCTTAACATAAGCAACATGTTCTTTATTTTTACCCCAAACAAGCATTTCTCTAGTATCTTCTTTATATTGTTTCTTTTTATAATCAGAAAGTTTTTCATATTTATCTACTTCAATATATTTACCGTTCTTATCTACATACCTTTTAACAGTATTAAACTTCATAGCATCATAAGCAGCGTTTAGTATTTGTTTACTAACAACAGCAGGCCCAAGCTGATCACGACCATCAACTGCTTTGTTTGCTATATCTAATCTACCTTCAGGGGTAAACTTTCCTATGAAAGACTTGTAAGCATCTGACTTATTGCCAGTAGTAGCATCGTTAGTATAAGTAAATAAATCTTGCCAAGTAACATTTTTACCAGCTTTAATTTTATTTAACACTTGCTTATCATGTGAATCTTTAGGATTTAGTATATCTTGTAGTATTTCTAAACCTTTTTTAGATATAGGAGCTTCCTTATTATCTGCTATTTTTAAAGTTTCAGGGTCTCTAAACTCATATTTATTTTGATGGTACATTTTTCTATACTCTGGCTTCATACCAAAAAGAACAAAAGCTTTATCACCATCAAGGTCAGCACCTCCTAGAGCTCTCATAGTTCTAGGATGAAATACAGCCCCATGACCCTTTATACCTGTAAACCCTGCAAAGGCTAATTCATGTGCACCAGATATAGAGTCCATAGGAACACGTAGAGAAATAGTTTTAAAAAAGTCTTTTACTTTATCGTTATGCCTATAATCTTTCCATAACTTTCCTAATTTCATTCTTTTACCACCAGCAACTAAATTGCTTACATCATATTCTACATCCATATATAAATCGTCTAAGTAAAATAACTGGTCTGGATTTTCAACACCATAGGTTTCTTTTAAGTATTTTCTATCTTTCATAATACCTTTTCTACCTTTAGTCATATCCATATTCATGTCTTTAAACTTAGGGTCAATACGCATCCACGGATCGTAACCACGCATTCTAGTAGATATACTATAATCCCATTTAGGTCTAATAATTTTATTAACTACAAAATTCTTCATAGCTGCCTGGAGATAGTTTCTAACATCTTTGTGTAAGAAAACTGCTAAATCAGGATATATCTCCATCATTCTATTGATAGAAGAAGTAAATGTCTTAGCCTCTGCTATATTTTCTAAATATTCTTTAGAAGATAATTCACCAGACTCATAGTCTGCTGTAAGATTCTCAATATTAGACCTTAATACTTTTTGATACAGCTTAGCTACAAAATCAGGATGGTTGTTGTTTTTAATTGCATCAACTACATCTGATAAACCAATTTTATCTATATTTCTAAGTATATCTTGCTGCTCAGCTTCTGATATTTTTTCACTCTTAAGAGCGTCGTCTAATCTAGTATTCCATTCGTCATTACCTTTAAACTTTGTTTCAATAATATCTTTATAAAAATCATCAATAACCTTTTGATTTATCTTACTCCAAGAATGAGGTAATAAATTAGACATCATCTGTTTAGGTATTTGTTGTGGATCTAGCATATGTTGTGTTTGTTTTTCAGATAAAGAACCCTTTATAGAT